TACTTCTTCCAGTTAATCATGCCTGAACTAATTATTGACGGCTGGGACATTGACGAACTGCTCAAAATGGAGAAGGAGTTTAATTATTCAGGACACAACGCTTTCAAACTATACCGAAACGAATACGGTCATACCTGCTTCAATGTTGATAATATCGAGCGGAATTACACTGGAATAGACGGATGGTGGATTGGCATAATTCAGGACAAGGAGGTTCAAGATGTTTGAGATAAACGGCAAAATATATACAGAACGCCCACAACAACCTAAAAAGAAAACCAGAATAGGTAGGATTGAACTTATGGCAATGGCAATGACTTACATTAATCCGTACAATTACGGAGGCTCAAATTATACCAGACCTTTTCCGAAATTAAAAAATAGTTTGGTTGAAGAATTTAGGCTCATTCAAGAAAAAAAATCAAGCCTTTCAAGAGCCGAAAGAAAAATGATTGAAAGTCGATTTCATACAGTTTATCAGGAGGTGCAAGATGAGAACTAACCCATACACTTACCGATTCGGCTACAAGATAGCCACATACACCCTTGCCGTGCTTTGTATCGCATTATCTGTTGCTTGGATAAGTACAAGTATCAGCCGAGACAATTCAAGCGAAATGGAGATGTATTGGCGTTCTGGCTACATTGAAAGTCGGGCAATGCTGAACTATTCCATGCGGGAGAAGGATATTTTGATTGATGTCATTACCGCTCAGGAATCGGGCATATGCGAAATATACTGCGAGCATATCAGGGAGTTTAAACTTAATCACGCAAGGAGGCACGGGGGTGAAAATTAGACTAACTCAAATTGATGGTAAGTTCCCAAATTTGGCTTTAATGAAATTATCTCATTGGCACAAGTCGCATGGGCATAGTGTCTATTTTGAAAGGTCAATATCCAAAGGATTGTTTGAGCCTGATTACGATATTATTTATGGTAGTGCAATATTCAGTACATCTGACAAAAAAATAAATCAGTTTAAAACAAACTTTCCAACTGCAATAGTAGGCGGAACTGGTACAAATGACAACAATACAACCGTTGAAAGGATAATTAACCTATCTGAATACGAGTATTACGATTACGATATTTACCCTAAATTTAACGCTTCCATTGGATTTTCACAAAGAGGATGCAGGTTGCGTTGTAGTTTTTGTGTAGTGCCGAAAAAAGAAGGTAAGAATGTGGATAGCAATACTATCTACGATATTTGGAAGCAGAATCCAAGAAACACTAAAAAACAAATACATTTACTTGATAATGATTTTTTTGGACAACCTAATTGGCAAGAAAAAGCAGAAGAAATAATTGATGGGAATTACAAAGTTTGTTTTAATCAGGGGATAAATATTAGGTTAATTAATGATGAAGGTGCATCGTATTTATCAAGAATGAAATTTCGTGATGATAGTTTTAAAAGAAGAAGAATTTACACCGCTTGGGACAACAAACGAGATGAATCAATTTTTTTAAAGGGGATTAATTCTATATTAAACGCTGGAATAAAACCGAATGAAATAATGGTTTACTTTTTATGCAACTATTGGCAAAAGGGATTGACTCAGGATGTTTGGGATAGATTTAATGTTATGGCTGAAATTGGCTTACTTCCATATCCAATGATATTTGAAAAGTGGACTGCTTCAAAAGAATTAAATCAATTTCAGGAGTGGGTGATTAGAGGTGGTTATCGAGTTACGCCATTTGAAACATTCCAGAAAGAAACAAAAGACCAATATTTTAAACGAAAAATCAAAAAATCAACATTAACCCTATTTTAATGACAACTAAAACCCTATCCAGTGGCATCCGCATTGACGACAACAGGTCGATTAATTGTGGCGTGTCAATATCGAATCAGAATAACCCGATGTACTATCTCTGGTACAATTTAGCCAAGAATGAGTTTGCATTTACGCAAAAGGAGAATGGCGAGGTGTTTTACATGGAGAATGTATCGGAATACATCAACGCCCTTGCCGATATAATTCAGGCAATGGCTGAGGCGAATGAGTTTGTAACAAAGTAACCCTTAAACCCGTATAAAGTAATATGAACGAACAAACTAAACTCGAAATCCTGTGTGCGTATTTGCCGTATGGGGTGGAATGCCTTATAGATGGCACAATTACGGCACAAATGCACTCTGTTTATTCAGATGGCACTTGCACATTTCACGACATAGTCGAGTCGGAACAAGGCTTTAAATCAGTTCAACCCATCCTGCGCCACCCGAACGATATGACGGAGGAGGAGTTGGGTAATGTATATGAAATATGGGATAGCACTACGGAGGTCATTGATATGGCTACCAAATACCTCCGCTACCTATGGTCTATCCACATCGACACATTCGGAGCGATTGAGGCAGGGTGGGCAATAAGGAAAGAAACTAATTAAACCAGATATGACACCAAACGAAATCCAAAACCAAATCAATCAACTCCAAGCCGAGTTGGACAAACTCAAAAAAGCCGACACTTACTTTCCCGAATTGGGCGAGGTTGTATGGGTATCGGACGACTTAGAAGAGTGGCATAAGCGAATCTTCATCAAGTTCCTTGGCTTCAAATCCAGTCCGTACAAATGCGTCTGGGAAAACAAATCCAACACGACTAAGAACTATCTGCTCGGGAAAAATTACATCACATCGGATTGGGCGTATTGTCGCAGGATGGATGGGGATATAATTCCGTTCGGCAAAGACAGCAATAAAGAATGGAAATCAGACCGCACCCACCTACTTCCAGATGGCTACGAGTTTTGTGATAATGACAAGGCTGAATTGTTTTTGCAAGTTTCAGCCATTCAGGAGATCCAAAACCAAGATATTGGTACGCTTGTTCAGAGCCTACCCAATTCACCTTATGACGCTTTGTATAAGGGTGTGAGGAAGATACAATATAACATAAGCATTCACGAAAGATTTGCCCTATGACCATCTGGATTAATAACACCGAATACTTCGTCAGTGCCGACCTATTCCCCGGCTACGACTTGGAACGATTGGCGAGGTGGTTCAACATTAACCGACCCCACCAAGACATGCAAGCGTTTGTCCAATTTTGGCAGAACCGAATCAGTGGGGCAGATGATAGTTTTTCTGAGATGATTGTGCTATGAAACGGAACGAATACATCAAAGCATTTTACTCGCTCGGTATAACGATACCGGCACTGGCTCAGGCGTACAACTTGCCTGAATATTATGTTGAAAGAATTGTAAAGTATGGGAAGTAAACGACACCTATGGAACTAAATCGAGCCGTTGAAATCCTAATGCACCTGCACCGCTTCAAACATGGCAAAGCGGACAAGCCGAACTGCACCGATGCGGAGATAAACAAAGCACGGAATGTGTTGATGCACTATAATGATGTGCAAAGAACTATCGTTGCCGGACGAACAACCGGAGTAAGTAAGTTATGAGTAAAAACAGATTAAAATATGTATTGACAACAACCTTTTTCTTTTCTGTTTCAATGATTGGATTTTACCATTCTGTTGGATTCGAAATTACCGTACTTTTTGGTATGGTAATGTTATCTGCTGGAATAGCAAGCATAAGATACGGAGGCGATTAACCGGATTTCTCCGGAACGAAAGAGGACAGCCATGCTTAATGTGGGGCTGTTTTATTTTAGAACAACTCTCAACCACGCATTACCCACAACCGGAGTAAGTAAGTTATGAAAAAATTATTTAAAAGTATATTTGCGTTCTTTTTGGCATTCCTTGTTTTCCAGTTAATACACAATTACGGGTTATGGATGGCAGAATTAAAATGGAGTATTTCTGATTCTTCTTTACTTATTCCCGAAACGATTGTTGCTATGTTATTTGCTTTTGTTTTTTATCTACTTGGAGAGGATAAAGATTAACCGCAACCAAAACCGGAGTAAAATCATTCAACCCCTGCCTAACAAGTGGGGGTTGTTTATTACCCGGTGATTTTTAAAAACCGTTTTGCCCCGTTTTCTCAGGTTTAATCCAACCCGAAATTCAGGACCAAGCAAGGCACAAAAAAACCCAAGCTAATTAAAGCCCGGGTTTCTTTTTTTACTGCCAACCTGAATCCTTAATAGTCCGGTCTTTTGTTCATCACTACTTCATAAAGATTAATCCATGCCATAAACCAAGTAATCATGAAGCAGGATAGAAATGAATGAATCAGAATATCGGAGTAGTAATTGTATCCCCGAATCCGCTTCAGGAATATAGCAAAGACTAAGTAAGTAAGGAACGGTGCCCAATAAATGAGCTGCCAAATGATTAATACTTTCATTCTTTGTCCCCCCTTTCCCGTTTGCTCGTTTCCCTTACACGGATAACTAAATCCATTTCTAAGGCATCTAATACTGCCAACAAGGACTTCAAAGATAGGTTCCTGCCCTGGCATACATTGTAAACAGATACCCTACACATACCCGTTTCCTGCCCTATGGTAGTATTACTTTTTTCTTCCATTCTTTTGGCTATGGATGTTTTAATCAAAAGATTCTCTAAGAATCTCCGATGTAGGCTTTCAACCCTGTTTGTGAACTGTTCTTTTTTCTTCATTGGTTTGTGGAATTAGGAATGTAAAAAAAATCATTGTCAATACGGTAAAACTTCATTAGCGGAAATTTCTTTCTGTTTCTGGGGACAAACAAAACTTCTGTGGAATCATGGGACAAAAAGAACCCATACCCTTGTTTGTGGATACTTGCTTGGTGGTAGATCCATTTCTCAGGATAATGAAGCCTCGAAGGTTCATTGTGTTTTGATACTGAGCAGGAATAAAGAATCCCTGCTGTAAGGAATGCAAATAGTACTTTCATTTAGAAATTGAATAAAGTGTGACGAATGACAAATAATCCTGTGAGCAGGATAAGGACAACAGTAATTACCTCGTCCCTTGTTAGTGGTTTTGGTGGTCTTGGTTTGAACTTTCTCATAAGGTTTGTAAATTAAGTTAGTTCCGGAAGCAGGAATCGAACCTACCTGAATACCCAAATGTAATCCCGGAATCAAAGAGGATTAAACGGTTTCTTTAATCATTATAGGCATAACTATAAAGTTATCATCAACCCATGCAGCCCTGTTGGGGGTTGATAGGTTCAAAGTAACTTCAGGACTTTTGCTGTCCTTTAATACCTGAATCAAAAACTTTGCATTCAACCCTATCAAAAATCCATTTTCGCCTGTCCATTCGCATGGAACCGTAGTGGTAAATTCCTTTGAGTAATCCATATCCTCAGCAAACAGGCTTAATTTATCCTCAGTGAGCATAAATTTAACCATTGGAACAGTTTTATTAGTGTACTTCAAACAAGCCTCTAAGGCCTTAATAATTCCATTTCTGTTAATGGTTACAAAAGTGTTTGTTTTTTCAGGAAGCACATTCCGATAATCAGGGAACTTGTCGCACATTAAACGAGTATAAAAGAATCCAAAATCTAAATGAACCTTTGCCCGTGAACAATCTGAATTTACTTCTATGGTCCTGGTTGCATTCAGAATTTTAGGAACAACCTTTGCCGGAATAAGAAAATCTAAATTCCCTTCTTTATGGTATTGGTTTAGTTCTACCTTTAGCCTGTGTGCATCCGTGGAACAAATATCCTTGCCAACAAATATCCCATTCATAGCAGGTTTAAGCTCATCAGTACTTGCAAATGGGACAAAGCTTGTAAGGTCCGGAATTGTAGTTTTGAATTCAGGAATGAATTCGGGAATCGAAGGGAATTCAGAATTATTTTCCCCGAATGAGGTCATGGTCATTTCCCCTGCTATGAATGTAATTTTGTAGGTATAGCAGGTTGATAAATTACCTTCTGAATCTGAATTTACTTCGCCAGCAACGGGAATTTTTTCCACTTGCATTTCTACAATTTGATTCCCTAAGGTTTTTAATGTTTCCATAAATTCCTGAAAATTTATACATACTTCAGGAAGGTTCTTGTATGGAATGTGAATCGTTTGTTCAAGGTTTGTACCCGTGAATCCTGTGGAATCCATTTTGATACATTCGCAAATAGGTAAAACATGCCGTTTCGGAATTACTGCCTGCATAGGTGCAAGAATTTTGATAAGGAAGGAAGGATTTACTTTCATTTTTACAAAGGTTTTAAGGTGAATTTATTACTGAATTTCTTGTTTAACATTCAGGACTATGGAACTAACAGGAATATTCCCCTGTATGGCTTCCCATATAAGCAATATGGAATCAATTCCGGTTTGAGCGTGTAGTTCTATCAAAACTTTTTCCGCTTGTTCTAATCCCTTTGCTGGTGATTTTGTCGGGTTTCCTGAATTACTTTCCCGTTTGTCCTGAATCTGTGTTTTTACTTTTGACGGAATTACTTTCCCCGTTTCTGAATCTTTTGAACTTTCGATAATTTGTCTAAGTTCGTCCGGATTGTCTGTCCCCTTCATGGCCTGAATAACAACAGATGCACTTACTTTCCCCGTTTCTATTTCGGTTTTTATTTCGCCAGGAGCATAACTCAGGGACAAAATATCCCTTACATACTGTTCCGAATAGGTACAACGCTTGCAAATTTCGGGAATGGTTTCTCCTGCAAGTTCGAGGGACTGAAAAACTTCCGATAGTTCCAAAGAGGTAAGACTTTTTCCCGAATTTCCGTTAATCTGAAGGTAAAGGGAATCCGCTTCTGAAAATTCCGTTTCAGGTTTGACTAAACAAGGGACCGGAAATTCAAAGCCTTGTAAACTTAGTTCCTGCAAGGCACGGAATCGTCGGAATCCGTCACGAATGTGGAATGTGCCTTCAGGACCTTCAAAGCCTTCTAAGGGCTTAATTAGCCCGTTTATACGGATATTATCCGCAAGGTTAGAAATATCCCCGTAATCCGTACGGGAATTAATTTTCTCATCGGATATTAAATCCGAAAAATTGAATTGTTTTACTTGCATGGTGCTTATTGGTTAAGGTAATTACTGAAATATTCTTTTGCCGTGAATTGTGCATCCTCAAAGGTTTCATATTTCCAACCTATACAGGTAGCATCTGAGGGCTTTCCGGTCCTCGTTTCATAGGTTCCAGATTGATTCCGGATTATGTAGCAAATTATCCGGTTTTTGTGTTTGAAGGTTTGAATTACATTGTTTTGCATAATGTTTTTATTTTAAGTTCATACACGGTTTTACCCGTGTTTCATCCTTACGGAATCATCAGTGAACTAAATTAGGCCTTCGCTTTGCATACTGAGGAACCCGTCCGAACTTATTATCAAATGGTCAAAAATTTGAATATCGAATAAACCACCTGCCTGAATTATTTTTTTGGTTATTTGTTTATCAGGTTCTGAAGCATTCAAATTTCCTGAAGGGTGATTGTGGCAAAGTATTACAGAACTTGCATTCATAAGTATTGCCAACCTGAATATATACGGAATATCCACAATGGTAGCACACGAACTGCCTTCCGAAATTTTGGCCGTGCCTAAAATTTTGTTTGAGCGGTCTAAGTACAAGCAGGAAAAAATTTCTTTTTGCTCCATAAACCCGGAATCCATGTAAAACGGTCTTAATATGTTGTAAACGGCATCAGGACTTTTTATCTGAATCCTATCTTTTGCCGGAACTTTGACCGAATAAACGGCCCTAACATCAGCAACCTTTGAAACGGTTTCCATTTCTTTTTTAATGTGTTTGACTTGCATAATTTTTAAGTTTTAAGGTTAGCTCCTGCTTCAGGGATCGAACCCGAATAATATCCCAACCACGGGAGCAGGACAAAGGAATTATTTAGATTTATTCCGGTAGGCTTTCATAAGGTAATTGTAAAGGGCCTTGTATCCCCTGTTTGACCTTCGGGGATTTTCGTGGTCCCTATACTCATCTACGGAAATTGAATCCGTGGTAATTGTACTAAACGGTTTCCCGTAAATTAACATAGTGACTCGGTAATGTCCGTGTCCAGTTTGGGTAATGCTGATGTGTTTTTTGGTTTGCATGGTTTTTAAGTTTTGAAGGTTTGAATTATTGAATGGTAAAATTTATTTCCTTAGCGATTTTTAAGCCTTCATTTATGGCCCATTGGGGACGCTCAAAGTCATGATAAATTGACGCTTCACCTGTTGGTTTGATATTGTTTTTCAATCCGTTAATAAGGTCCTTATTAGGTCCTGTCCTTTCGGTTATTACAATATTTTTGAAGGTATGGACAAAGTGACGGTCAAAATGCCTGTAAATTTTATATTCACCGTCTGTGAATACAATTTTACCGGATGTTTCCATGAGTGGATTTTTGCCGAGTGCATGAGAAAATGGATTTAATAAAATTTTTTTCATTGGTTTTTAAGTTTTAAGAGTTAATTTTTACAGAATTTCAAATGCTCCTGAATTATCCGTGCTAATTACGGCATTCCCTACACTTTTGCCTGCTGTGGTGAAAATTTACATTTTCAGGGCCTGTAAATCAATTTCGGAAAGTTTGAAAGTTTGAGCTTGTCCCCTCATTTTTTGGATAGTTAATAACCAACTGTTAGGATGTCCCCCAGTTCCGTTTGTCATTTCAACGGCTCCGGAATTTACGCAAATTTCAGCCCATCTTTTATCTGACTGAATCAGGATTTTATTGCTTTTTTCGTGCATAGGATACACAATGAACTCCTGAGCTTTTCTCATGTTTGGGGCCTTCATATCAAATGAAATTGTGCCCATGATGTTACGGTGAAAATTTGAAAACATAGTTTTTAAGGTTTTTTTTGTGCGTACCGGATGCGACACCCCCCGTTTGATTTTTTACAGTGTGTAATTATTTACCTGTTTTTCTGTTATTTGTCCGGACTTGAATAAATGGTCCATCCAATCAGTAAAAGTTACTCGAATGTCTGTAATTTGCTCATTCTGTCTTTTACTCACTTTTGCGAACTTGAATAACTCAGGATTTGATTCCTTCAGGAATTGCCAAAAGGCCGTGCGAACTTGTTTTTGTGTTTTGTACATGGTTTTAAGTGTAAAATGGTGAATTGATTAATTAACAAAAAAAGTATAAATTCCATCTTCTGAATAAATTGGGAAAAATACCAATTTTACGGAATTATACTGGTTGTATAATTTACTTTGAAATCGTTCAACCTGTTTAAGTGTTTTGAAATACTTTTGAATTGTCATGTGGTTTGAAGGTTTAAGGGTGAAACGAAAATTAAAAGATTGATTTGAAAAGGGCCGTAATTATGTGAACGGCGAAATAGGACACTGAGAGTAACAAAGCTATATATATATGCTTTGTGTAATTTTTAACTTTTTTCATAGGGACAAAGGGATTAAAGTGAATTTATATAACTGTTTTGGACATCTCCATAAAGGCCGTTCTCGATATCGTCAATGAGGCCTATTAACTTATCACCTAAATCCTGAGGAACCTTAATAATGAGGCCCGTAAAGTCGCCCGATTTTTTATCGAATACCTCAAAATCAGTATTATTATTCATTTCGCAAACGCCTAATAATTTAAGGTTTTTGAAGGTGATTGAATACGGATAGACTTTGAAACTAACAGATAATCCAATGGACCTGAATTCCCTTCTAATTTCTTGTTGTCTTGCTTTGATTGTTTGCATAGGTTAAGGATTAAATGGTGAATATTAAATTTTTCTTAGGTTATACGGCTTGTCATCCTTATCGATTGAACAGGTAAAACCAACCTCTTTTAAATAAGCAATGAGCAATAAAGTATCATCTAAATTCATAGCATAATACCCGTTATACTTTCCGATAACCTCAAAAATAATATCCTTAATTCTTTGAGGTTGAAGCTTAGGAAATAAAAATAAATCTTGCATGACTGAAATGTTTAAGTGAATGATTAATTACATTGAATGCACAAATCAACAACGAGTAATTAGATTTTACAAGCAATATTTAATTTAATTTTACGAATAAATTATAACTACCTGAAAACCAACACAAAAAAATTTACCTATAAGAAAAAAAAAGAATAAAAGCGGATACAAAAATAAGACACAATATAAAGCAAGGACACAAGGAAAAAACACAATTAAAGGAATGATTCCTACACTAAATTAAACTTAAAAAAATTTATCTGGGGAAGGTTTGAATAAACAAACAAAGCAAAGGGAATGAAGGGATGAGTAAAGGGGGGTAATTTCCTGAATGGAATTCCAACAAAGGGACACACATTCCGGAATAGATCAACCAAAAATAAAGGGATCATTCAGTGAATGCAATCCGGACAAAGGGCAAAGGGATTAATTACATTTATCTTTTTCCGTTACATATAACTATTATTATGTTAAGTAAATTATATTTCATGTTGTAACTAACTGAATAACAAAGGGATAAGCCGGAACAGGTGCGAACTGAATGTATAAAGGTATTAACAACATTTGTATAAGTGTTAATCTCATGGACAAATGGTGAAGGCATCCGTACGGAATGGGACCCCCCCCTTCATCGGAATTGCGCATTTCGGATTTTCGGACCGCAGGCCGGCGGGGGTGCTCGCATATAATCATACCCCAACTTTTCATTCGAGGTAAAATTTGATATTTAGTAATTAGTCTTAATGTGTGCTATCCCCAACTTTTCATGCTAATCAATTTTCAGTGTTTCGATATTTATGCTGAATTTACTTTTCACACACAACAGAATATGTAAATCGTTTTTGATTGGATTTCTGGTTTGCGTTTCAATTAAGGTTGTGTTGTAAGTGCATGGTAGTTAAACTTCAATCAAACATTGCCCTAAGAAAGAAAACCTGATATATCTCCCCCTGCAATTGAGGGTAGGAGCATTGGAGGGTTGGGGATTGTGTTGTGTTTTGTAGTAGGGTGGGTTGGTAATGCGAACTGCCCGAAATTCATGGGGGAATGAAATTTAAAGCGGCTGGCTGTGGGCTGATGTTGAGTTGTGGTTGGGGTATTGTTGGTTTATGTGGTTTACAGCCCAAAAAGCGGAATGAGCGAATGTGTAGTTGGAGATGTTGTGATATTCGTGAATGTAGCGTTTGGGCGTGTTAGTTGGTTGTAAATACAGATTGGTGCGACTGGTTTGCGGGAGGGTAGGGTAGGTGTAAAAGAAAGGATCAGCGGAATTGTTTGTTTGGTGTTTCCCTAGACTAATATAGGCTGGAATTTTGAAAAATTAAATTGGTGGTTTTCAGTTGTTTATGTTTGTGTTTAATTTCATAACTTGCGAAAATCGGACACTTTCTGTCCGAAAAAGGGGGTTACTCTGACACTTTCTGTCCTGTTTTTTGTAACTTTGTATATTAGTTTGTACTTTTGTTTTTGTGAATGCGAAGGATGCTAATTACGAGAAGAGGTTGAATAATATGTGCATTGACCACTTTAGTTATATGAGGTTGTACGGGGAAGCACATGTTTCGTTGTTTGGGTTAAGTGATAATGCTTGGAGGTTGCTTCGTGCTTTGGTTTTGTGTAGTGATGTTGAGGATGGGTTGGTTCATGTGTATATAAAGCCAATTAAGATTAAGGTAAAGGGGTTAGCGTTTATGAGGGTAGATGATACGGATTACAACATTGACAAGAGGTATTATAGGGCGTGTAAGGAGTTAGCGGATGAGGGGTTGTTAAGGAAGGCAATGGGAGGTTTTGGTTGGTGTTTGTTTGTGAATCCTATAGTTATGTATATGGCGGATTACAGGAATCGGAAGAATTTGATTGAGAAGTGGAAGGTTGATTTTAATAAGAATTTGGAGATATGACAGAAATACTTGAATTAAGTGATAAGGATATGGAGTGGGTTACGGATGTTGCGTTCAATGAGTTTAACGGGAAGTCGGATAATGACTTAGGGGACAGGTGTGTGAATTGCAATTTGTATGATAGGGTTGATGCGGAGAAAGGTGTATGTAAGTTAAGTATGTTGGATGTATTAAGGACAGACTGTTGTTGGATGTTCTTACCAAAGGTTGTAACAAGTTTAAAGTAAGTAATATTATGAGACCAGAGAAAACATTGTACTCGGAGTTCCACTTGGGACTTAAGCCAGGGCAGGCTACCATTAACATTAACCACAGTAATCCTGAGGAAAGGAAGCCTTCGGTAGAGGTTGTGTGTCGTTTTCCGTTTAAGATTGTAACGGAAGAGGGAGAGGTTTACGAGGCAGGGACTATGATGAAGTTGAGCTTTTGGGCTCGTGTGGCTAAGAGTGGCAGAGTATGGCATAGTGGAGGTGTGTCTGCGGTGGGGGAGAAATTCTATCGTGGTGGTTCTTCAACAAGCAATGGCAGTATGGGCACGAGTACTTCATCGGGGACAAGTTCAGGTATAGGAACTGGAGCATCGGTCCCAACGAACAATACGGGCCATGGAACTTCAGCACCGACTACGGGAGGCGACCTTCCGTTTTAAGGCGTAGATTTTATGATGAGAATACTGGTTCAGATTTGGATCAGTATTACTCTCATATTAACCCTGGGATGGGGTTTGCGAACAGGAATAGTAAGAAGCACGGGAAGTATGATGTGGACTTTATAGGGTTGTTGAGGCTTCCTATTGAGTTCGGGGGTAGGCTGTGTAAGGTAGGGGTGTTTGTTAAGTTAATGCCTGATAGGAGGACGCAGTATTTGAGTTTGCGGTTTATGGAAACGGAGAGTGTTGCGGAGAACATTGTTACGAAGAAAACGGAGCAGATGTTAGAGCATATGATTAAGACTGGTGAGATTTACGAGTTACCGGGGGTGGCTGAAAAGTACGGGGACATTATGAGTATTGAGGTAGATGGGTTTGATGAAGTTAATGATGAGTATTAAGGTTTATGGGAAAAGATTGGATTGGAAATAAAAATAGTGTTTACAAAACCTTGGGCTCAAGTAGTCATTGTGACGAAGAAAGACAAAATGAAGATTATTATGCAACAGACCCAAAGGCTATAAAACTATTATTAGGGCTTGAATCTTTTTCTAAAAACATTTGGGAGTGTGCTTGTGGTGAAGGGCATATGAGTATTGTTCTTCAGGAAAATGGGTACAATGTTAAAAGTACAGATTTGTTTGATAGAGGATTCGGAGAGCATGGTGTTGATTTTTTAAGCATGGGAAACTCTGAATGGGATGGAGATATTATTACAAATCCTCCGTACAAATATGCTCAGGAGTTTATTGAAAAAGCATTACAGATTATACCAATAGGGAATAAGGTTGCAATGTTTTTGAAAGTGCAATTTTTAGAGGGTAAATCAAGAAAAAGTTTATTTGTTTTGCATCCTCCAAAGACTGTTTATATTTCAAGTTCAAGAATTGAATGTGGTAAAAATGGAGTTTTCAAAAATGAAAGTGCAGTTGCTTATGCTTGGTTTGTGTGGCATAAAGGTTATAGTGGCACAACAGAATTGAAATGGTTTAACTAATTTTGCACTATGGAAGAAAGTCCTAAAGAAGAGAAAGTGTGCCGACCTTGTTCAGAAAAGAGTAAGATTATAGAGGGGAACTTAGTTGCCGGACAGATTAATTACAGCATCCGTGATAAGGCAAAGAATCTTGTAAATGGCATAGGGGATATGTTGAAGGAGAACTATGTAAGTAATGAGGAGTATATGCGCAGGAAGGAAATATGTAGGCAGTGTCCTCACAGGCTTAATGTATTGACGAATAAGCACAATCCTGAGAGGGTAAGTAAGGCGGATAAGTGTATGGCTTGTGATTGTTTTCTTATTGCACAAGTAGGTAAGCTTAGGGGCAAGTGTTGGTTGGTTAATCAGGAATGCCCTTTGGGTAAGTGGAAGGTTTAGGGGTGTTTTTTTTCAGGTGTTTTCATTTTATTGCTATTAGTGATATTTTGAAAGTGGGGGTGTTTTTGAGTTTTTTTGCCAGTCTTTTTACTTTTACATACCTCTCCCTTAATTGTATTAAATAACTACTTACTACCCTTACTCTTTGTTAGACCCTGAGAGTTACTGAAAGTAGTACTATTCCCAAGCTCAAAGTAAAATTACCCAAAAGTACTTTCACTTCAAATTCAGGTCATACCATTTCAGTGTTCTCAGGTAAGGATTTACTCCCCGTTGAGCCCTTTCGATTAACTGCCCTAATGTCAACATATAGGTGCATTAAGGTTGGAGGTAACTTCCAAGTGCTATACCACCCGTTTGCCATCCATGTTCCTCCTTTGTAGTCATGTTGTCGTGTGTGCAAAATTCCCCCAGTACGACTTTAAGTGAATATCCTGGTGGCTTACTTAGCGTTATCCCGTCAATATTTCACCGAGTTGCTTTGGGGTTTGACCTTTGTAAAAAAGTAAAACCCGAAGGGCTTGACGGGCTTCGGGCTTCAACTTGTGTCTTATGAGCAAAGACAATATTTTTAGTTACCCCGTTACGAGTGTCAAGCCGTAACAACGCAACAAAGTTATTTTCTCCTTACGACAATTCCAAACAAAGGTTACATTTTTGCTAAAATATTTTTTCTTACCTTTGGTAAAAATTTGTTTGTTATGGCAAAGGCTAAAAATATCGAAACCGTTGTTGAAACTGAAAAGGAAAGCACTCCTATTACAGTTACAATTCATATTAATGTGAATGGTCGCATTGTTGCTCGTACCATTACCGTTAAGTCTGACAAGGAAATTGACGAGAAAGTCCGTAAAATCACCAGAAACATTAAGTTCTTTGGTGGTATTTTGGTTCGTGTTCTCCTCAATGGACAGTCTGCTGAAGATGTAATTTTCAAGCGGATTGAGAAGGTATTGAACAAGAAGTAATAATATAACTTTATGACAGAGGTAAAACCCCAAGGTGTGAAAGTAAAGCACCGCACTTCAAATTTTGAGGTGAGCATAGATGAAAATACGGGAAGGAAACTAAAAGTCAGCGTAGATGTGGAGAACCTTGATTTCATAGTCCATGGTGTTTCTGCTTTGATGAAGGAACTTGAGAACTTCAAATACAGCAAGAACACTATTGATAGTGACATTCGGGCAACTGATGAACTCTTTAAGCACACTATGGCTCTTCTGTATTCAGCCCGGAACTCCGGTAGGCTTGAAACAGAATAGTCCAAATGGCTTCAGGGAACGACAAATACGGTAAAGTTTTATTAGAGAACTTAGGGGACTTGTATTCACTTTTAAGTGAACACGGGGCTGAAAGTGTATTGCCTACTGCATTCGTTGTTGAACTTGAAAGGCAGGGCGTGGTTAGTAATTCTGACTATATGCCAGGGGAAATACTTTACAACCGCAAGCAGAAAGAACGGCAAAAAAGACAGAAATATATTGCCAAGCAGTTAGAAAAGAAGTTTGGCAAAACCCACACCAAGCAGTTATTTGAACAGATTAGTGATAACCATGTTGAGGTTGTCAAGGGTAAGTTCAAGAATGAGCCAACGGTAATTGTAACGGAGGAAAGGAAAAAGCAGGAGCAGGAAAGCGTAGAGGTTATTTACCGAGGGGGTGTAATTAAGAAAGAGGATTGGATTCCGTACAGGAATGACGATAAATTTGACTTTGACCCACAATTTATTCGTTGGGTTGATAGTTGGTTTCCAAGGGGATTTAGTTATGCCACAGAGTATTCTAAATTCAATATCTATTGCCAACAGGCAGAGGATTGGTACATGGCAGGGTATGACATTAACAATGCCCTTACCATTGACGAGCAGGTAGATTTCTGTTTGTCAGAAAAGCGTAGGTATGAGGAGAATAGCCTGTACTATGTTTACAAGAATGGCAGGTTAAAGGATGGTAGTTTTGATGGGGGCAGGAGAAGAATAGAACCCTACAAGGCACAGAAACTACTTTTGTACCTACTTGATTGCGGATTGTCAGTTGTTATTGGCAAGATGAGGCAGTTGGGTATTACGAGTATTTTGGGAATGGGTGCTGCTTCCAAGACTATGTACCGCAGGGAGTGGTTTACCAAGTACATTTGTGAGGATGATAGTAAAACCCGAAGTGTATTTGAGGACAAGATTAAGTATCCCATAAGTGAAACTCCACACTATCTTGTTCCAAGCAGTTTTAGTGATGCTGAAAGGCAGTTGAAGTTTGGCTTAAAAGAAGTTAAGGGTAGGGTAGCAGGGGCAAATAGTAAGATAGAGGTAGTTCCCCCAAGTGCTACTGCTGTAAACTCAGGTAGTCCGCAGTTGGTACTTATAGATGAGATTGGAAACATTCCCGTACTTACCAAAATGGTGAATGAATCCCGACCCACGATGTTTATTTTTAATCCGGAAACCAAGAGGATTGAGTATAGAAGGCAGTTGTTTATGTGGGGAACAGGGGGTGAAATGAAAACGGATAGTTTTGAAACCGAGTTTAAGGCAGCACTAACGAATTGGAGGGACAGAAACTTTAAGTATGGTATTATTCCTGTGTTTTTGGATGCGTTTTGTAAGCCAGGAATACAGGGTGATTTCTATGAAACCGAGAAAAGGAATGCGTATAGCAAACAAGGGGCAGACCGAGAGGCTACAATAGCACAATTTCATGCGGCATATCCTGTTCATATTGACGATATGTTCATCAGGAGTGTAAACACCTTAGTTCCTATTGCTACTTGTAATGCACACCTGAAGCGTATATGGAGTTTGGAGGAAAGTGCAAGACCGATTTATGGTAGGTTTGAGCCTGTTTTTGACACCAATAGTCCTACAACGGATATTAATGATTGGCCATACAAAGTAGTTGGGGTGATATTCGTGCCTATGAGTAAGGAGGAAGATCCGCCAATAATTATGTTCCATGAGCCTGAAAAGAATTGGAAGTACAGGTATTTTCAGGGGACTGACCCTATTAACACGGAAAGTGGGCATAGTAAGTTTGCGAGTGCTATATGGGATGCTGAATGGAATACGGTTAGTTGTCAGTTGTTTTGGAGGGTAACAAACTTTGTGGAATGCTATCAGCAGAGTTTATTGATGGGGTTGTACTATGACAAGAAGGATTGGAGGGGTGTTCCAGAGTTAATTGAGTACAACATTGGTGCGGATTATATAGGATTTAGGGAGAGAAAGGGATTTGACAAGAATGTTATTTTCAACAAGGAGTTGAATCCTATGATGCACATAGATGGGGCAAGAGTAGGTATTAGCAATAAATCGGCAACCAAGGGTAAGATTATCAATAAGATGACCGAGTTGTATAACAACTATGCGGATAACATATTTATTGAGGAAACCTTTGAGCAGTTAAAAACTTTTGTTGAGAAACCGACACCAAATGGCGGAGTAAAGTGGCAAGCGGAGAATCTTAAAAAGCACTATGATGATATTTTGTTTAGTCAGACTTATGCTTATATGGCTTCTCAGTTGTATGCGAGTAGCAGTAGGTATCCGCAATTTACGGATGAGAATGCACCAAGGAGTGTAAAGACTACTTTTAGCAGGGATGCTTATGGTAATTTAAGGCGTGTAACAAGTTTAAGTTAAGTATATGGAAAATTCAGTAAATCAGTTCCCAGAGGAACTAAAGTTGCCTGAGGGCGTGGAAAGAGTGGACTTCTTTGTGTTTGAAAGAACGATTAACAAAGACGGCAGTATTGGGATGCAGTTAAGAATTGACAGTTCAGACCCAAATTATCCGAACACGATTAGTGCTTTTGAGGTAATTGGTGCATTGGAAACAGCGAAATTCAATGTAATGCAACACCGTTTTGCTAAAGGACAGTAAGACCGACCCCAATAAGATTGATTTAATACTGCACAATACGCAGTTAAAGAAGTTGATAATCAAGCGTATGCAGGAGTTCAAAGTGAATCCTCTACGCTTGATGGCTTCGACACAGGTAAGGTATGATGATTTGCGGTTGTGGTTAGTAACGGAGAGTGTAAACTCCAAGCCTTTAAGTCATTACGAGATATTGAAGGTATGTAATATGTTGAAAATCAGGCTTCGGGTTCAGTTAATTGTTGAGGAAGCCGAGGCAGATAATGCAATAAAATCGAAATATAGGTATGACAGAGATAGGTCAGAGAAAGTTACAGAACAAAATAATTCGGAAGTTGGACAGCAACTCAGTAAAGTTACGGGAGTTGATGTCAGTTCATTTGGAATTAGTGGGGGTATTGGCGAAATTAACTCCGGAGGTGACGGCGGTGGAAACCAAGGCGAGGTGTCCCAAGGAGGCGAGGCATCTGTTACGGGAGTTGAGGGCATTGGAGGGGATGATAAAGGAGTACAGACTTGGCGTTCGGGAAATATGGCTACAAGATATGAAACCGAGGGATGAGGAGAAATTTGGGGTGTTAAGTCAGTCTAAGGCGGTTAGGGACAGAAACTTGGAGGAGTAGGTGCTATAAGATTTTTTTGTATAGTAATTTAGACAGTTGTATCTTTGTCATAAGTTCAACTATTTATTTTCATAAAATGGCTTTAAAAAATTATTCTCTCGTAGGGTTGCTGAACACCAACCCATCCGTTGCCGCAGACTTAGTTCTGGCAAATGGTGAATTAACTGTTGTTGATTCTACCGTAACCGCAGGTTCTCTTGCTTGGGGTGGTAGTATCAAATGGGTTGATGTAGTAGATAACGCTGTTGTCGCTCCATCTTCTGGTCAATTCCAAGCAATTCGTCTTGACACGAGTGCTGTAACCCCAACTGTTTCTACTCAGTACATTGTCAGAGTTTATCCTGATCCTGTAAGTGGACTTAACCCAAGTACCTTTATTTACAACACTGGTGCAGTTGCTCCTTCAATCGCTACTTTGGTAACTGCTATTGCAGCCCAAATCACTTCCGATTCTCAAGGTACTTACACTGCATCAAATGTTGCAAATGACTTGGTTATTCAGGGCAACCTCGGTAACTTAGGTACTCAAGTTTATGGCTTCAATGCTACTATCAACTTGGCTGTTACTCAGACTGTATCACAGGCTCTTATTCAGCCAGAAGGTAGTCCTTCTATCATCAACGCCAACACAGGTATTTCTTTGTCTAACCTGACTGCCGCTTCTTACAATACTTACGAAGTGTTATACACTGAGAAAGTAGAGAATGCCGCAGGTACTTTCGAGGTTGTCAATAAGACCGCTGTTGTATATGTTGATTCTACCGCAGATGTTCTGTTTGCTGGTGCATGGGGTAACACATTCTCTGGTGCTGGTACAACTGCTGACTACTTGGCTCGTCCGTAATTAATCGGGTATATAAAAAATGGTTGAACTGCCTCCACAGGAAGAAATGGGAAAGCATCCCGAATCTCTACAAGTGGAGAATCCTTCGCAAGAAAGGGGTTTGGGGGCTACGACCAAAAAACCTGATGTAAACTTTGGTGAGGATGTACTTTTTGTCCCGAACATAAATAAGGACAAAAGGTATATCCTTACCGATTTACGGAAAGAATATCCTGAACTTAATCGCATTGATGAGTTTAAGTCACTCAAAACATGGCAAATGTATTTTGTGTGGCTATACGCAAGTCCTTGCAGTCCTTATAGTAAAACAGAAATACCTGAGGGCGTAAGGCGTAAGAATGCTACTGAAAGGGCGTTATACGATGGCGTAAACAATAGACTAAGACTTGGGGTATCTGATGAGGAATATGCTAACTACAAGCGTGGTGTGTTCCCTGAAGAAGTAAATTCCGCTATCCGCAGAATGGAAATGTTTAATCCTAATGCGAGGTTTAAGGCGAGGTTGGCAGCAGAAAAGATTCTTGATGACTTTATGGTGTTTTTAGATAGAAGTCCGCACGAAATTACGGACACAGAAGAACGCAAGAAGTATGTAGAAATGTGTGTGAAAATACACGATGAACTGCCAACGATTATTAAAAATGTTGAAGAAGGATATGGGGTTCGTACAGTTACTAAAAAGGTGGAAATTGAGGGTATGAAAGGGCGAACTTTAATGGATATGGCTCACGAAAGAGAAAAACAAGAACGATGAACTACTCTACAATAGGCGTAAGACCAAACAGGATTACCGGAATTGATGGTAAGAAAAACGAAGAGTACGACTTAGCGTGGGCGAACTATATCATAAGCAGAGTATTTGATTGGAGGCTGGATTTTTTCAGGGTTAAAACCGACACTAATTGGATGTTTCTTTTGGCTAACTACCAAATGAAATGGCAGTGGATGTTGGATGAAGATATTGATACATTCCTGAATGATGAAAGCGGACAACCTAATGGGCGTATTCGGTGGCAGGATAATATCATGGCTCCCGTACTTCGTCAATATGTGGGTAATGCTATTCGTACAAGTTTTGAGTACAGGGCAGAACCTTTAAGCGAAAGCGTACAGCAAAAGCGTGACCAAGAAATGACCAAAATGATGGTTATTTCACAGATTGCCCAAGAAATGGGCGGTATATTCAAGGATATGCTTCAAGACCAATTCCCTATTGGAGAAGGTCCCGAGGACGCAGAAAGGCTATTTGATGGTTATTACTTTGATTCCCTTACCCGTGATGTAAACAACCTGATTAAAGTTGTTGCTGACAGAAACGATGTAAACGGGAAGTTAAAGAAGTGGATGACCAAGCAGTTGTGTGCTTCAGGAATGTGTGTTGTTTTCAACAAAGAACACTTCGGGCATCAAGTATTTGAGGGATTGGATAGTAGATACTTCTTTTGGGATATAAGTGCCCAAAGGGATGATTTATCCGATTCTATGTATATGGGGCATAAGGCATATCTTGACCCTACTTACATTTATGAGAAATATCCTGACCTAACGATAGAAGAGTGTGAAACTATTGAGAAGATTGCCAACTATCAAAACAATGGCGATCAATTTGACAATGGCATTTGGAATGGTGACAAGACTGGACGAGTTACTACTTATTACGCTTTTTGGCGTGATATTGAAGAACATGAATATGGTGTTGTTTCCGATGAAATGGGCAATGAGTTATTTGTCAGAATAAATTTTGAAGGTGGCAAATACACAGATAAAGACCTAATTGAAGCCACAGACGAGAAGTACAAAAAGATTCTAAGCCAAGGTACAGGAAAGCGTAGAGGCAATAAGAAGAAAAGAAAGTTCAATGCCGATGTAATTAGGTATTGTGTTTTCGTTTATGATGTTTCCGGAGGACCAATAGGTGATGCAGAAGATATGTCTCCGATTGTACTTGAAAGTGGCATAATGCCTTATCAGGAAACAACGAGTTTAGACCCAAGTAGTGCGAGATTCCCATACGCAGTTCAAACCTTTGAGTATTGGAATGGATTAGTTGTAAGTCCTTTGGATTCTATGATTGACCCACAGCGTATGATTAACCGCTATTGGTCAGCACAGGAACACCAAATCAATCGTGCTACTCCTCCAATTACTTTGATTGACAGAGGTGTAATTGACGAGGAAGAAGGGGAAGAAGGACTTCGTAGAAATATCCGTAATGGAGACCCTGTACTTGTAAATGGCAAGTTCAGTTTGAACAATGCCGTTGCTAATTTACCTGGTTCAAGTTTAAGTGGATTCCAATACCTAAGTGCTGCAATCGGTCAGGTTAAGACTGCTGCCTTGGCTATTACAGGCGTAAACGAGCAAATGCTTGGCACAGGTAGTTTGGAACTTGTACGGAATAATCAGGCTATGATTAACAGGGGTACTCTTATTCAGGAGGACTTCTATTTCAGTTTAGCGGATTGTATCAAGCAGATTTACCAAAGTATTGCCAACAGAGGAAGAAAGATATATGCCGATAGTCCACACACTTTGATTAATGCAGTAGGGGATGAGGGTGCTGAAAGAGTTAGCTTCACAAGTGAAGATTTGTTGGCTGACTTCCGTATTAGTTTACAGCGTAGCGAACCTGAAAAAGAGTTGATTAACCAAGGTAATGTTATTGCGATGCAGTTACTTCAAATGCAGTTGCTTGACGAAAATACGGTTAGTAAGATTCTCAACCTTTGTACTCCTTCAGAGGTATATAGTGCAAGTCGCAGATACCTGAAAATGAAGCAAGAAATTGCAAGACAGCAGGAAGAGGCAATGGCAGCACAGGGAATGCAAATGGAAGCACAGGCACAGCAACAGCAGGTTGATAATCAGTTGATGCAGTTAGCACAAATGGAGAATGCCAATCAGAATATGGCAGACAACAGGGATGCTAAGTTGATGGAAACAATGATGAAATCCGAGGCACAAATAGCAAGTAGGCAACAGCCTCGTGGTGGCGGTGCTCCAAACCAAGTAATGTAACTTTTAATTTCTATTTATATGAAAATGTCCGTTTCAAAAATGAAAATGAGTACTGGTGGCGGTAAAAAGACTGCTAAGAAAAGTGCTCCTGCCAAAAAATCTGCTATGAAAAAAGTAGTAGGCATGGCAAAAAAAGCCATGAAAGGCGGTAAAATGTCCGGTGGAATGTACTAAGACTATCAAAACGAAAGAGTGCCCGGGCTTCAGCAACCCGGGCATTTGTTTTTTATAGCATGTCCACTTTTTTGTACGAACAAAAAATTATATATAACTTTGTCTAAAATAATGGACAAAGTATGTCAGAACAACAAGTAACTTTTAGCCCTGAACAAGAAGCACAAGTAAGGGCTGCTATGCAGGATAATCCCTTTGCGGATGACCTGACCCCCGAGGAATTTGCCTTGATATTTGGAGATGGTACAACAACAGAAACACAGCCTCCAATAACAGACGAACCACCTTCCACTCCTGACAATGACAATCAGGACTATCAGGATGAACCTGAAACACCACCTGCAAAAGATGAACCTGAAACAGAGGTAGGAACAGAGGAAGAGGAAGATGATGATGAACCAAGTATCTTTCAGTCAAAGAAAGGTTCTAAGGTAAACTTCAAGGATGAATCCGATGCAAAGAAGTATGTAAAAGAAAAACTTGGCTTTGATGTGAGCACTCCTGCAGGTTACGCTAAACTCGTTGAGGCGTACAACAAACAGAGGTCAAATGCACAAAAAGCCACAGAGTTAGAAAAATTCAAGGAAGAAATAGAAACAGCCTTTGCTGAAATGCCTCCTGAAATTGTTAAGGCTATTGAAGCCTACAACAACGGACAGGATTGGAAAGACGCAATAAAGACTGCTCCTGCTTTAAGACTTGATTTTAATAAGGACTTGGAAAGTCAAGACAAATGGGCGTTAATCGAAGCCTACGCACCAGATGAATTGACCCGTGAGGAATACGAGGATGACCCCGATTCCCGAGAAGTCCAACGCTTGTTGAGGGTTGCCGAGAAGGCTTTCAGACTTGACAAACAACAGAATGACCGACAGGTTGCTGAGGCAAAGCGTGTCCAAGAACAAAAGGTGAAAACCTTTAGGGATTCCGCACTTAGTTCGCTTGAACAGGTCAAAGCCGACTTCCCTGGCATGGATGAAAAAGAGTTGAAAAAACTCGAAAAAACATTGACAGGTGGCGGTTTAGGTTCTGAGTTTTTCAATAAGGATGGCACATATCGGGCAGACGCTGCTAAGAAACTTGCGTTAATTCAGTATGCTCCAACGGAGATTGACAGGCTCGCTAAGAAACTTTCTAAGTTGCAACAGAAGAACAAGGAGCTTAGTGACCAACTTGCCGGAGTGGTAAGCCGTGGGAGAGATACCATTAACGATGAGAAAGGTGGCAGAAACGAACTGCAAGACCCGAAAATGGCAAACATTCCAGCATGGCTTCGAGATTAACAATTTAACTTTTAGCACAGAAAATGGCAAGTACACAGTACACCCCACCCAATGCGGCGTATAATAATAACTCCGCTAACCCCCTTGGTTCCTTTTGGGGCCAACTCACAGGTCGTGAGCAAGCGATTCTTGAAAGAATTGTTTACAACAAAATCGTTGATTCTGCCCCACAGCAGTTCTATGATTTGAAACTTCTTATGGACAAAACTCCGGAACAAAAAACTTCCGATGAACATGAGTGGTTTGAAGCTCCTTATGACCGTTATGGTTTACCAGTAAATGCATCAAGCGTTGCCGTTACTTGGCCAACCACTCAGAATGTTACCTTGGTTTCAGGTGATAATGTTACCTTGAACATGGTATTGACTTACCCTAACAACAAGCAGGGTACAGTTACAGCCATTGTTGGTAATGTAATTACCGTTACTCCAATGCAGAATGATAGCCTTCCTGCTATCGGTGCTGGTGATGTTTTGACTTTCGCTTCTCAGGTTGAAGGTGATTCTTCTACCAACATTACTAACTACTATCGTTTGAACTTACAGCGTAAATACAACTACATTTACCTGTTGTCTATCGGTATGCGTTATGGTTTTGTTGAGATGTTGAAGTACAAATCCAACAACTACCTGCCCCAATTCCTTGCAAAAGAGCGTGACCGTATGTTGCAGAACTTCCGTGTTTCTATGTCCAACCAGTTGTGGATGGGTAAGAAAGGCATGATGTTCTTGGCTGATGGTAGCCGTGTTAAGATGATGGGTGGTATCCTCAACGAAATGTTGGCCGCAGGTTCTCCTACTATCTCTACTCCGGTAAGTTCTTTCGGTGACGCTGTTGAGGCTTCATTATTGAACACTATGGGTGGTCCATTAGGTCAGGAGAAATTCTTGTTCGCTACACCTACTCGTATCCTTCAACTTTCTAAGCAGTTCAAATCTGCCCTTACTCGTTACACTCCTAACGATATGGTTGCTAAATTGAACCTGAATAAGATTGACCTTGGTTCTGCTTCTGCGGTACTTGTACCAAACTTGCGTTTCCAAGACCGTTCTTCTTACCCTGCTGCTTGGGAGAACTACGCTTTCGTACTCCAAAAAGAAAATATCAAAACAGTAAAACTGTTAGGATACGATTCTGCTTGGACTTTGGAGCCTCGTAACAATGGCGGTCCTACTTTGAACAACTTCTATGAATTTGGAATGAGTTCTTCTTTGGGCTTGCAGTTCGAAGCACCACAGTACTCTGCATTGATTACAATCCAGTAATTCGTGTTTAATTGGTGAACACCCGGGGAGGGCATTAAAATCCTCCCCGGAATACCAATACAACTATTAATTTTCAATAAAAACAGATATGTCACAGAATCAGAAGCCGAATGAAGGCAAAAACCCCGTAAGCAACGGAGGTAATAAGCAAGGTGAATTGCCTTTGACTGAAAAGGAAGTTCACGATAATTCTTTGACTGGGCAAATTACTATTCAGGATAAAGATGGTAAGCCAGTCGTAATTTCACTTGACCAATTGAGGGCTATCCAAGATAGCATTGGTCCTCGTGTAGTACAAATTGCAGAACAGCACAGCAAGGCAAAAGAAGTTGCTGATAGAACCATTAACCCTGAATTGCAATATCGGGTTGAGGACTATTTAGATGAGCCTGTTGTATTCTTTTCTTTGCGTAGAGAGTTCTTGGACTTTGGTAGTTTTGACCACAAAACAGGTCGTTACCACATTCCTCCTTTTCGTGATGAAAGTAAACCTAAGAATGAAAACGGAGAATATCCTGTAAAACCAATCCATTTTAAGTTTGCCTATGCTGAAAAGGTAGCGAACTACAAACTTGGGGAGTTCAACGATATTCCGTTTTGCACTTACTATTGCCGGAACCAAAAGGAATTAGATTACCTTTTGAACCACCCAAAATTGGGTATTGAGTTCTTCCGTGCAAAAAGTGAGATAACTACGAAAGATACGATTCGTGGAAGAGCCTTGGCAGATGCAGCCAATGAAGTTGATGTATTGCGTAATGACAGCGTAATTGAACGCCTTATCGGATATGGTAAGCAAGTTAGTACGGATATGCAACAGAACAGAAACGAATTGATTTCCATATTGGCAGATGACCGCCTAAGAAGTGAAGATAAGGTTATGGCTGAAAACGCTATTCTAAGTAGCGATGGTAAGCGTAAGGCTATCTTTGAAATGGGTACAAACAAACCTGCCGTAATTGAACGGACATAACAATTAAAAGTGAATGATACAGGTACAGACTATCATAGACAGAATTAAGTCGGCTTTGGATGCCGAGGGAAGTGATTATTACAACTTCAATCGGGATTTCAAACCTGCAATAAACTATGCCTTGGAATGGTCTGTATCTGTAATCAGTCCTTATATTGGGCAAAAGAAGTTTTCCGAGGAGTTGTTCAGGGAGCTTACTTTCAGTAAAATTTGGCAGACAAGTCAATACAGCAGGATTAATATCAATCCTGCGGAACTGAATAATCGGGATATTTGGACTGTCCTTGCAATTTACCCTAAGCCATGGGTAGTAGTTGAGGATGCCACAGATTTGCTTCCAAACTTACCTGCACAATACTACTTGGAAATTCAGCAAAGTTTGAATCAGCAGTCCTACAATGCCCCTATTGTAACGCAAATGTATAATGCGGTAGGCAATACAACTTTGCTTCCGCACCAAAGTACATTCAGACCTGAACTTAGTTTCTTAAGAAGCAACCATAGTTGCCGTAGGGAGAACTTAGAAGTGTACGCTGTTAATAAAGGAAACCCATTTGCACCAGGGAATATTGCCTACAATGATGATGTTACCGAGTATTGCTATACTTCCTACACAGATTATACAGCGGTTTTTGGTGGCTATAAACTAAGTGTTCCAAGGGAAATAGAGGTTGCCCCATACATTCCGAATGAATTAGTGGCGGTTTTCTACATTCATACTCCTGCAGAAATTACTGCTCCGACAGATGTTATTCCATTCCCTGCAATTATGCTGAATGTTTTGACAAGCAAAGCACTCAATTATATTGCCATCAAGCAGAATAACGGGACTAATTTGAGGGGTACAACGGATCAGGAACTTTTAACCTTATTGGGGGCAGTTGAATAATATGCCAAAGAAATCAAGCGTCAATAAAGCGGGTAATTACACGAAGCCGGGAATGCGTAAATCTTTGTTTGAAAGCATAAAGGCAGGAAGCAAGGGTGGTAATCCGGGGCAGTGGTCAGCAAGAAAGGCCCAGATGTTAGCCAAGCAATACAAATCTAAGGGGGGAGGATATAAAGGTTAATATGGCAAAGAAAGCGACACAAAAGAGTTTAGCAAGGTGGACAAAGCAGGAGTGGAGAACTCCGAGTGGAAAGCCATCTAAGGAAACAGGGGAAGTTTATGCTCCAAGTGCCACTATTAGCAAATTGAAATCTACTGCTTCAGGCAGGAGTAAGTTAGCGAGTGCCAATGCCAAAAAAAGACAGGCTACTGCAATGGGAAAGCAGTTTGCAAGTCACGGACTTCATAAAGGGAAAAAGCGATGAAATCAAATAATTCTGCAATTCTGAAAAGAGTTGGGGTGAGCGGTTTTAATAAGCCGAAAAGAACTCCAAGCCATCCTACCAAAAGCCATGTAGTTGTGGCAAAGGAGGGTGATAAGACTAAGACTATTCGTTTTGGACAGCAGGGGGTAAGTGGCAGTCCTAAGAGAAAAGGTGAAAGTCCGGCAGACAGAAAAAGGCGTGAAAGTTTCAAGGCAAGACACGCTAAGAATATTGCAAAGGGCAAAATGAGTGCGGCCTTTTGGAGTTCGAGGGTCAAATGGTGATAGAAATTAACCAATAATCAATAACATTTTATGGCAAAAAATAATAATACCAATCCATTTGGCTCTAAAAAGAAAGCAATAGCCAATATGAGAAAGACAAAATCAGGAAGTGAAATGTATATGATAACTGATTCTGGTCAAAAAGCATCTCATAAAATGAGTTGGGTTGGTGACCCTTCTAAAAAAAGAGGCAATTTTGCAGTCTTCCCAACAATATCACCAAAACCTGGAAAGGAAATGTCAAGAAGTCCAAAGGATTGGATTGAACAAACGCCACAACAAGCCAAGCAAAGAAATGAACTTATTAATGTTAATTCAAGACGAAAAGCCGAAAAACTTGCAGCAGGTTCTTGGAAAAAAGGTTCTGAAAAAAAAATTGCTATGGCAGAGTATAGAGCCAATAAAACTAAGCGTAAATAAAACTCCGTATATTTGTATTCAGTTCAACTTAATTTATATTTCAAACAATGAAAAAACTTTTCTTCTTTCTGTCTGTACTGCTTTTTGCAGTTGCTTGTGAGCCAAGCGTAAAGGCTCAAAACCTGACTTATTCCTTTGCAAATGGGAATATTGTTGTAAGGCGGTCTAACAATGTTGTCAAAGCATTGGCTGTTATTGGCACTTCTGTGGACACTGTTACAATCACTTCTGTTCGTTACCTGCGTTTTTCAAACAATGGTACTACGCAACTGACTTTGGCGTATGGTGCTTCAAGTGATTCTATTAATGGAAGAACTTGGGTTCAGGCTCGTAATATAATCAATCAGGATATTAGTGGTGAAAACAGCAATTATTTGGGAGCATACACAAAAGCTGAATTGATTTCAAGCGATACTTCCATAGTTGGTTATTTTTACTACGATACTGACACTGCTGCATTCCGTGTTAAAAGGGCAGTTGGCGGTTTTAGAACATTTTAATATAAGTTTTTGCGTTGTCATTTGACAGAAACCCGAGAGTGATGACCTCGGGTTTTTTTTATTGTCCTTTTTTCTATACATTTTCGTAACTTTGGGGTATGGCTGGATATACATACAGGGAAGTTGTCTATGATATTTGGCAATCCCTAAAACAAAACTTTGATGATGGGGAACTTACCATAGCACAGGTACTTTACCATGTCAGCGTTAGTGCTAATAGGCTGAAATTTCAGCACTTAGACAAAGAATACAAAGAACAAGGCTCCATTGGTGGAGATTATTTGCGTATTTACTCAAATATTCCTATTCAGGTAAGTAATTCTTCTACCAACCCCAATGTAATTAAGGGGAATAAGTACATTATTCTTCCTGCAAGGATACTTGACCTACCAAGAGATGGTGGAATTAAGTTTATTACCTACAATCATTTAGATCCAAACTGCTGTTATGGTCCCAATCAGGTAAATTTTACGAGAACTACACCTGGTTTTGGTATTCAAAGGCTGTATGCCAATCCGTATGAGAAGCCAAGTGAGGCTAATCCGTACTATTATTTGGTAGAGGATGAGGATGGCAATGGTGTTAGGGTATATTTATTGGGTATGGAGTGTAGCAATATCAGTACTTTAAGGATTGGTTGCTATTCCTATACAACTGCAAGCGATGTAAAGAGCTTAGATGATGTGGTGGACTTGCCTGAACATTTAATTGAAGTATTAAAATATAATGTAATAAGCCTTGGTAAGTTTGTTTTATCTACTGCTGATGATAATATTAATGATGGACAGGATACAACAACAGAGGGAGGAATAAGCCGTGCAGAGCAGTTGTATCAACAACAGGTTACTCAACAATTACAGGGAGGTAGTTAATTATGGAATGGAGTGATGTTATTACCGCTGACGATATTATATCTGAAGTGAGTATGATGCTTGACGATGCTGATATGAGTAGAGGTTTAAGCCGTGGGTACTATATGAATAGTGTTCAAAGGGCTTTTGAGGACTTGAATTTGCAGTCGTTTATGACTATCAAGACTATTGACATTGAACTTAAGCCAGGTAGATTCACTTTGGATATGCCTTCTGATAGTTTCAATATCCGTGAGATGTATATGCACAATGGTGTGTGTTGTCAGCCGGGTGGAGAAATGGCAGTAGTTCATTGGAAAAGACTTTACAATAATAGCCAAGGTGGTCCAGGATATACTGCTGCAAAGAAAGATAATCAGGCACAGGATTACTACTTCAATGCTGATGGATTTGGAAGCGATATTAATGGTCTTGGATATACTACTTACTTTGCCAATATTGAAAATAGGTTGATAATGCTTAGTAGTCCGTGTTTGGAGTACAAGTATTTGAGGTTGGTTTACAATAGTATGGGTGGAGAGATAGGTGATAAGTTAGAGATACCAAGAGTAGTTCGTGAGTGCATTACTTTAATGACCGCTAAGAGGGTCTGTATGGCACTTATGGCTCGGGATGATAAGAAGTATCGGGTATTGTACCAAGTAATCACTAATGACTTAGATTCGCCAAGAGATGGTGCTTTAGCAAGAGCCAAGGTATTTCTTGTCAGAATGGGAACTTGGAAGAGAAATGAGTTTAATTTAAGGAACGAAACCGCAAAGTTTTAACAGATGCCATTACCAATACACAATCAACAGAATACACAGTTAGATGTTAAGGCATTTAACAAGGGTGCTCAATACAGCATAGAGGAGCAGTTCCTTGGACAAAGTGATAGTGGTGCTTATATTGATGCAGAGAATATGCGTCCTACTGGATTGAAAGAGGATGAAATGGCTTTGCAGAGAATTGATGGGGAGGACAAGATTTATGTGAGTGAGGATAATAGTTGCTTAAATTATTATGGTGGTACTTTTGCAAATGGAGAGTGGAGATGCTTGGGCACTATGTATGTTAAGGACAACATAGTTGAATTGTGGTGTGATGAGAACCAAATCGAGGCTCCATTCATAAGAATTAACGGGCAGATTTGTGCAGCAAGTCCACAACTACCTTTGGACATTGACTTTCCTGTTCAGTTCCATTGGAATAATACTTGTTTAGGTGGAGAGATTTATATTACCGACAATAGAACTCCCCCAATTATCCTGAATGTGCAGGATATGATTGATAATAGTACCGTACCTAATTGTACTGAAAAATACTTCAATGAGTTTGATAGGAGGAGATACGAAATCAATACACAGATTCCTACACATATACTATCTTTTGTTGAATTGACTGCTAATCCTGGTTATCCCGGTGCAACGGTTTATGGTGCAGGAGGGTTAAAAGTTGGTATGTATTCTTATTCATTCAGGTATGTAACCAAGGATGGAGATAGAACGGCTTGGACAAATGTTACGCCTACGATACCTATTCCTGTAAATATCAATGCAGATAGTAATCAGTATCCATACATAAAGACTTATGGTGCATTTCCAAATACTCAAAGCAAGTATGGAATTGTACTGAATTTCAGGGCTCAAAATGACTTGAACTTTGACTATATTGAGATTAAGAGGTATAGTTACAACACAGGCGTTCCTGTTGGCTTTACTCCTGGTGCGGAATTAATAGGCACTTTGCAATTAGTTGATGGGGAGAACTCAATAAGATATATTCTTGACATAGGTGCGATTGGCGAGCCAATTACGGATACAGAGGACACAACTACTTTTGCCCCGATTAAGGCTGCAAAAACGATAAGGTACTTTGAGAATAGATTGTATTTGATGAATATCAAGTATGAATCTATGGACTTTACACCCTCGTTTGTTTCATATCCTCCTGCAAGTCCAAGACCCAATATGTTTCCTGTTATGGCTCCATTGGGAACGGTTGGCTACAATGATGCCTACAATACTACCTATCACAGGAGTTATTTCCGTGGGGAGAAGTATGGTTTTGCGGTAGGATTTTGGAATAACTTAATGGGCAAAACTTTTGCTACGAAAGTTCCTAACTTTACCAATTACCAAATGCCTGAACGCAGGGATGAGGCAAGTGCATTGACAGGAACTTTTAGTTATACCGCAAGTGGTGCTACTACTTTGCCTACTGCTGTTGTTTATTCTACAAATAGCGATGCACCTTGCCACGAAACATATACTCTTAGGAATGCAATAACAAAAGATGATTGCTGTTCATTTAAGAATATATCGTGTGAAGGTAATAAAGATGATTCATGTGATGCTCCACTTGGATTTAATAATATGCCAAGTTATTGTGGTGGGTGTGGGATAGCACCTGAACCATATGACGCAAGTGATATAGGTTATCAACCTCTTACTCCCATTGGCGAATCAGACCCTAATGTATCAGGACATGACTATGTAATAAATACCCGTGTTGAGAATACTTGTACTAACCTTGGTGATTATCATCCTGCTGGGTTTGCACCTGAATACTTTGCCTTAGGAATGGCATTGAATGGTATTGATACAAGTTTATTGCCAACAAACATTCAGGCATTTTCGGTACTTAGAACAAGACCTGCAGGTAGAGTTGTATTTCAGGGAATAGGTGGCTACTATCTTTATCCGAATCCGGGTGGTGATACCGACCCTGCATATAAGGCTGTAAACAAATTGTGGTTTTATGGGTTTGAGGGTACTTCAAGAGCAGGATTAATAAGTCAGGCAATTATCAATCAAATAGGTGCTAATGCAGGTGGGCAATATGAGGCTCAATTAGTTTCTCCTGTTGGTTTGTTTTCTGAAATTCCACACGGAGAAAATAGAACTTTTCTTGGAGGCAAAGACATTATTGATATGTGTTTGTATCCAAGATTCTACGAGGACAATGCTACAATAAATCTTACTCCTGACCCAACAAGCACAGGTGGATATATTCAGTTTGGAAAGTGGAGGAATGCAGGTTTCCCGGGTTCAGGATGGACTACGATTCTATCAACAAATAAAGCGAGTTTTGTTATTAACGAGTTTAGAAACGCAAATAACTCTGCTACAAATACAAGCGGTGTTGGTGCTGAGTATGTAGGTGATAGAGGGAATCAGTATTTTGTGCTTGGTACGAGCATAGATGTTTATGGTGTTCAAAGCGTTGGCTTAAATGCTTGTGATAATGCTTATGATAGTGGTGACTTAAAATCATTTCACGAACCTTGGTATAACATTAATATAGTTGATACCTTGGCGAATGTAGCACAAGGTGATATTACTACATACTATGATACGGGTGCATATCAAAAACTAAGGTCTTGGATTGGTACTTATTCTGCAGGTTCAACTACATTCCAACTTGCAGGGGATGAAAGATGGGAAGATGTAAGACCATATATTGCTAATACATATACAAATTTTGCATCCATTGATACAAACACAATAAACTCAATACTTGAAATTGAGTTGCCAAATGGCACTATTCAATATTGGTTGAATGCTGATAATGTATCAAATGCAAATATTGATTTAATGATTCCATCTTTACCTTATACCATAGGAACAAATACCCCTGGTGGTAGCAAAGATGGAGTAACTATTTCAGGTTTTTACAGAGTTTTATTTACCTCTCCAAGGACTTTTGTAATTGTGTTTACGGCAGGTTCAACTCCAATTACCCCACAAACCGATAGCAAAATCTACATTAAGTACGATAATGAAGTGCCTATTCGTGCTTATGGTGGAGATGCTTATACAGGAGATGATGTAGGTTGCTTTGTTGATAGACAAGTTCCTAATGGCGGTGGCAATCCTAACAATACAGGCACAAGTTCTCCACTTCCTATGAATCTTGGGTTGCCTTACTATGAGGTTCAAATAAACCCAAGAATGTTTATTACACAGGATGCAAAGGGTGGAATAAACAAAATTCAGGATTGTAGTAAGGTAAAAAGTGATTGGGTGCGTCAAATGATTGCACTTTTCAATGTAGAAAGCAGGGTTCATGTAGCATACTTCCACGAGGTTGCTAAATTAGACCCTCCACAATACCAAATGGGGAAATTCTTCCCTGCCACAAACTACATTATGCGTCCTAATGAGTGGAAAACAGATGTTGAAAACGATAACTTCTGTGGTGGTTCAGGTATTGTTTACGATACATACAAGTCAGATTACCCAAGCGAGTGGCTTTATTGGAGATATGGTGGTTATAGATACCAACCTCAGTACAATATTGACTATATGCACTTCCAAAATGTGGTTATTTGGACAACCAAACCTACTACTGGATACCGAGAACTTACTGAGTTTTGTTCAAGGGTTGCATATAGCGAAAGAAGGGATATTGCAAGGGTTGATAGCCCGGGCATAAGAACTTTTAGTCCGGCAAATATTTATGACATTGAGGACCAATCAGGTGAGATAAAGTATGCTTGGAGTGCCTTGGGTGGTAATAAAGGGAATAACCTTTATGCTGTTACCGATAGAGGTGTTTGTCTTTTAATTACAGAGGATGTGCTTATTCGTGATGCAACCTCCGAGCAAATTGCCATGGGATTGACTACTGAAAACAATGTAATTAGTGGTCAGTATTGGATAAGCAAGGAAATCGGAATGAATGATGAGGCTTGGCGGTCAAGGGCAGAGTACAATAATGCCTTGTATTTTATCAATAGAACAAGTGCATATCTGCTTGAAGATAACCAACTTACGGATATTGCAAGGGAGTTTTCTTACTTTGCAAGAATCAATCCATTCCTAAAACAAACTACACTTGGATATGAAACTTGGCTTACAAGTCTTTATGATGTCAAGTATGGGGAGTATTGGGTTCAGATTCAGGCAGGTAATGCTTCTGAAGAACCAATAGACAACTTGTTTATTTTCAGTAGAAAAAACAAAGCGTGGAATGGAACTTACTCACATAGATATGACCAATATCTAAGTTTTGACAATCAGACTTACGGAATGGGTAGATGGGCAGATGGTGGTGAGGCAGTTACTTTTGTCTTAGATACGGGAGACCAAATTAACGACAATCCAATTCAAGCAAGGGTAATTCAGTCAAGTGCCAAGAATCAGATACTTGCAAAAGAATTTCAGGGCGTAAGGGTAGTTTCAAACCAAGTTCCTTTAAGGGTTAATTTCTATGACAACCTGCAACAATACTTAACAGGCAGTGTTCAAACGAGTGTATTACAAGCCAATCTTCGTGATTATGGTTCAGGATGGGAGCAGTACATAGGCAGAAAAACGGTTGTTGGGAATGACAATCGCATGCAGGGAACTTCCATTGTTTATGAAATAATATTCCAAGGAACAGGGGATTTCAAGATAGTGAGTTCGGGAATTTATTGGAAACCTTTGGTTTAATGTGTAATTTTGGACAAATAAAATAAGGAGGAAATTATGCCAGCACCAGCGTTATTAATGAAAATGTTACCGATGATTGCAGGTAAATCAGATGGTAGTGGTTCACTATTGCCAACCGCAGTTGGTGGTGCTCAACTTATCTTGGGTAATATCCAACGGGCAAAGGCGAAGAAAATGCAACCCGGACAAGAAGATCCAATGCAAGTAACGGCTATGCAGGAGTATCAGCGTAGGGCGAATAATGCTATGACGGGTGCGAATATCAGCAATCAGATGCGTGATTTAGCACAAATGCAGGGGGCAGGAATTCGTGCATTAAGTCGTGGTGGGAATATCAATCAGTTTGGTCAGGTATCAAGAATGCAGAGTAAGGCGTTGAATGATATACTTGCACAGGGACAAGCACAGGAGCAGAGTTATAGAAATATGTTCAACCAAGCACTTGAAAATGTTGCGGACAGGAGATTGCGTTTACAGACAAGAGCGGCTGACGCAATGAGTTTAAGGTCTGAAAAGAACATAGCAGCAGGAACGCAGGGTATTATGGCAGGGTTGGCTAAGATGGGGGGAGGTAACAGTAGCAGTACGAAAACTACAGATGCAAGTGGTAATAATATAACTAATCTGCCCGCTGGAAATCAAACAACAAAAATCGGTGGAAGTCTTAATTTAGGAGACACAGACCCGATGCAATACATGATGGGCGGTGGCGGTATAGGTGGTGGACTACCTTTCCCCAAATAACAATTTTTCATCAAACAATAAAGTAGTAGTATGAGTGTAAAGCCAGTAAACGGACAATGCCCTGAAGGATATATATATGTAGCAGGTGGGGAAGATGGCAAAAGTGGAGGTTCTTGTATGAGAAATCCATTTGCTATGAAAACCAACAAAGATGGTGTATCCGAATACGACAAAAGGAATACAAGTTTTGCAGGTAAA